CCTCTCTCGCGAGACCCACGAAAATCGGGGCCGCTCGACCGCTGACGCAGGCATCCCGTCCGCGCGGGGCGCGGCCGTGTGGCGCGTGATCGTAAATCGAAGGCGAAACAGAAGGGCCCTGGGCGCGGTGGCGCTCGGCCTGGCGCTGGTCGGCCACGCGAGCGGCCAGGTCCTGGCGGCATCAAGTGGACCATCGTCCGCCGCTACGCGCGTCTCGGCGCCGACCGCGACCTTATCGTCCGCGCTCTCGGCCTGCTGCCCGAGCAGCTCCGCGACCCCGAAGTCCTCGCGCGCTTCCAGCTGGAGATCGAACGCGGCGAGGCCCAGCACCAGGTCGAGCTGCTCGAGGACGTCAAGCGTCTCCGCCGGGGCGGCGACGGGAAGGTCAACGCCGTCCTCGCCAGCCTCAAGCACGCGCTCGGATGGGGGAAACCGGACACCGGAAAGGGCAGTGCCGAGCAGCGTCCCGACAACGGCGCCGCCGTCGCCGAGGTGCAGCGCATGCTCCGGAGGTTCGGTGCAGCTGGGTAGGTTCGGCGCGACGCAGGCCGAGGTACAGGCGCTGTCCGATCTGTGCCTCGAGCTGAAGCGCCTCAACGACGACCAGCAGCAGGAAGCGCTGCTCTCGCTCTCCAGGGACACGCTGCGCGCGTTGCGCGCCCTCGACTGGGAGTGGCTGCTGCACGCGCGGCCAGAGCAGCTGGAGCCACCGCCTGGCTGGCGCTGGTGGGTGATGTGTGGTGGCCGCGGCGGCGGCAAGACGCGCGCCGCCGTGGAGCCGGTCATCGAGTGGGCCTGGGACGAGCCCGGGATCCGTATGGCCTTCATCGGCCGCGACGCCGGCCGCGTGCGCCGCGTCATGCTGGGCGGCGAGTCGGGTCTCTTCCGGCGATCGCCGCCCTGGTTCAAGCCGCGCTGGTACAAGACCGACAAGCTCATCGTCTGGCCGAACGAGACGGTGGCCGAGCTCCACACCGCGGAGGAGCCGGACACGCTGCGCGGGCCGAACTACCACAAGGCCTGGCTGACCGAGCTCTTCCACTGGAACATCCCGAAGGGGGCGAAGGAGCCGCCGGCCTGGCAGGAGGGCATCAAGCTCGCGCTGCGCATCGGCGACAACCCGCAGGGGATCATCGATTCGTCGCCGCGCCGCACGGCCTTCTGCGCCGACATGCTGCTCGGGCCCGAGGGTCAGGGCGGTAAGCGCTCCGTCACGCAGGAGCAGATCGACAGCGGCGAGTGGTCGATCGAGCACGAGCTCACCGACCAGGACGGCGTAAAGCACCAGTACGTCGTCGCCTGCCGCCGCTGGTCGTCGGAGCGGAACAGCGCCAACCTGGCGCCCGGCGTCATCGCCGAGTGGCGCCACGACCTGCGCGGCACCGCCCTCGAGGAGCAGGAGCTCGACGGCAAGATCCTGGTGAAGGTCGCCGGCGCCCTCTTCACGCTGGAGAACATCGACTCGCACCGCGTCGCCGGCGTTCCCCGGATGGTGCGGAAGCTCGTGGCGGTCGACCCGACGAGGTCCGACTCTCCCACGGACGAGGCCGGGATCATGGCCGGCGGCCTCGGCGAGGACGGCCACGTCTACGTCTGGGAGGACGCCAGCATGCGCGGCACGCCCCTGCAGTGGGCACGTGTCGCCGTCGCTGCCCTGAACCAGCACGGCGCCGAGGCGATCGTCCTGGAAAAGAACCGCCTCGAGGAGGCGACGAAGCAGACGTTCCGATCCGTCGATGCCGCGGTGAAGTGGATCGAGGTCACCGCCACTGACGGGAAGCGCACCCGCGCGGAGCCGGTATCCGCCGCCTATGAGCACGGCCGCGTGCACCACGTGCGCGACCGCCGCGACCCCGACCGCCTGCAGAAGCTCGAGAGCGAGATGGTGTCGTGGGATCCGCGCCTGAAGATGCCGAGCCCGAACCGGATGGACGCCCTGGTCTGGCTTGTCACTGCGCTGCTCGGCCTCGAGAGCACCGTGCGATCACCGATCCGGATGGTGTGAGGGAAGCCATGATCCAGCTGGGCCTCGACGGCTACCGTCCGCCGACGAAGATGCCGGGCGGCGCGCAGGGGATCGTCTCCGGCATCCTGCCGAGCGCCCAGGGCGACGCTCCGGTGATGGGCACGCAGGACATGCTCGAGGGCTTCGACTCGATGCCCTGGCTGCGCGCCGTCGCCGATAAGGTCGGGCTCGGCGTCTCGGGCCTCGACTGGCAGCTGCTCGGCGTACGAGGCCCCTCGGGCAAGTTCGTGAAGAGCGCGGCGATCGAGCGCGCCGCCAGCGGTCGGCGCGAGAAGCTGCTGGGCCCTCTGCTGGAGGCGGGCAGCGCAGAGGTGATCCTCGACCATCCGTATGTCGAGGCGCTCGAGCGCCCGAACCCCTTCATGACCCGCGTCGGTCTGCTGAAGATCACGGAGATCCACTACGACCTGGTCGGCGACGCCTTCTGGCTGAAGGAGCGCAACGGCCTCGGCAAGCCCTGCGGCTTCTGGCCGATCCCCCCGCACTGGGTGATGGACACGCCGACGCCCAGCGACCCGACGTACCGGTTCGGGTACCGCAGCTGGCAGGTCGTGGTGCCCGAGAGCGAGGTGCACCGCTTCCACGAGGCGGCGCCGGTCCACCCATACGCGCGAGGTTCCGGCATCGGCTGGACGCTCGGCGACGAGCTCGAGGTCGACGAGTACGCCGCGAAGATGGCGCGGCAGCTGTTCTGGAACCGCGCGCGCCCCGACTTCGTCGTCTACGGATTCACCGACGCGAAGGAGGCGAAGCGCCTCGAGTACGACTGGAACGCGCGCAATCAGGGCTTCTGGCGTCAGGACAAGCCCTACTTCGTGATGGGCGAGCCCAAGTTCCACGAGTTCACGAAGACGCAGCTCGACCAGCTCGTCTACCCGGGCCTGCGGAAATCGCAGCGCGACATCGTGCTGCAGGTGTGGGGCACATCTCCGGAGCTCTTCGGCATCGTCGAGAACAGCAACCGCGCCACCATCGACGCCGCGGAATACCTCTTCGCGAAGTGGGTCATCACGCCCAAGGCAGAGCGCCTGCGCCGAGACCTGCAGCGTCTCGCCCAGGAGGAGTACGACGAGCGGGCGATCGTTCACTTCGTCTCGCCGATCGAAGAGGACAAGGCGGACCAGCTGAGCGTCATGAAGGCCGCGCCCTGGGCCTTCACCGAGGACGAGTGGCGGCGCCGCGCCGGCGCCCGACCGCTCAACTCGACGGTCCGAATGGTGCCGCTGGCCAGCTACGCGACGACCGACCTCCTCGACCAGATGCAGCGGCCGAAGGGGCCGGCGCCCACGACACCGCCGCCCGCCGAAGACGACGAGTCGAAGAAGGACGACAAGAAGGGAGCCGCGGCTTGATCGAGCTGACCTGGGCCAACGGCAGCCGGGATCCGCGGGTGGTCGTCGACGGTCGCGACGTGACTGACCGTTGCGTAGAGGTGGCTCACCGCCCCGGTGGCGTCGCCATCGTCAGCCTCTCCAGGCCCGGGGAGAGCGGCCAGCCGATGGTGGTCGACGGAAAGCTCCTGCTCGATCAGTGCGAGGGACCCTACCGCGTCCGATGAGCGCGGTCATCCCCGCCGTCATGCTCGTCCCTCCGCCGCGTCGCCCGAAGGTCAACACGAACATGACCCTGAGCCGCCGCGCGTGGGAGTGGCTGCGACAGACGGCGGCAGACCGCGCGCTGCGCGAGGGTGGCCAGGCCTCGATGGCGGCGGTGGTGGAGCAGCTGGTCCGCAACGAGATGGCGAAAGAAACCCCGCACAGTTGTACAAGGCCCATTCCTTGACCTGGCCCGTGCCGCTCACGATGCCCAGGTAATGCAGCCCCAGCCGGTCATCACGGACCTGGACACTTGGAAGGCGGCCGCGAAGGCGGGCAACCCTCGTGCGGATGCCGTCCTGCGGAAGCAGTTCGTTGCCGACGAGATCAAGGCCGAGGGCGACGACGAGGACCGGAAGCTCACGTTCGTCATCAGCACGGGCGTCGAGGACCGCGATCGCGACTCGCTGCGTCCGGGCGGATGGGCGCTCGCGAACTACCGAAAGAATCCGGTCGTCCTGTGGGCCCACGACTACCGCGGACTGCCGGTCGGCCAGTCCGAGAAGACGCTCGTGTCCGCGGGCCAGCTGCGCTCCACCTGCAAGTTCGCCGACGTCGACCTCTACCCGTTCGCCGACACGGTCTTCCGCATGGTGAAGGCGAAGTTCCTGCGCGCGGTGTCCGTCGGCTTCAACCCGCTCGAGTGGGCGTGGGACGACGACCGCGGCGGCTACGACTTCACGAAGCAGGAGCTGCTCGAGTACTCCATCGTCCCGGTGCCCGCGAACCCCGAGGCTCTCATCGAGGGCAAGCGGATGGGGATCGACATGGCGCCGCTCCTCCGCTGGGCGGAGGGAGTACTCGATGCCGCGTCGGAGGAGCCTGGCGTCTGGGTGCCGCAGTCGAAGGCGCTAGAGGCCTTCAAGACGCTGTCCGCTCCGCGCGTCGCCGGCTTCGACCCCGCGCCGTTCCTGGCCGAGCTGGAGAAGCGCGGCCGCGCGCTGACCGAGGCGACCGCCGACCAGGTGCGCGCCGCCGGCGACGCCACGGCGGCGCTCTTCGTGGCGCTCGACGAGCTCGCGCCCGTCCCGGTTCCGGCGCCAGAGAAGGCGGCGCCCCTCGCCCTGCTGCTCACCGAGCCGATGCCGCTGGCGTCGGCGTCCCTGCTCGTGAACCCGGAAGACGTGAAGGCGGCCGTGGTGGCCGCGGTTTCGGAGGCGGCGAAGGGCGCGGTCAACCGCGCCACCGGCCGCTTCGACTAGGAGAGGCCATGTCCACGCAGCCCAACCCCGCCGTCAAGGCGATGTCCCCGGAGGAGCTCAACGCCCTCGTCGGGGAGTCCCTGAAGTCGGCGCTCGCCCCGGCGATCGAGCTCGCGCTCGAGCCGCTGCGCAAGAGCACCTCGGACACGCTGGCCGGGTTCGAGAAGCTGCTGAAGCCCTCGCCGGCGTCCGTCACCGACGAGATCAGGAAGGGCCTCGGCAAGCACCCGTACGGGCGCAAGGCGCGGGCCCTGGCCATGGCCGCGATCGAGAACGGCTCCATGGACCTGGACGCCGCGAAGTTCGCCATCAAGCGGTCCTGGGCGCCCACGCTCGCCGAGCCCACGATCAAGTGGCTCGAGCACGAGCAGCAGGCCATGAAGGCCGACAAGGGCCTCACGGTCGGCACGCCCGCGAGCGCCGGCGACATCGTGATCCCGATGTACGACGAGGAGTGGATCACGCTCCTGCGCAACAACGCGGTGTTCCGCGGCATGCCCGGGGTCCGGACGAAGTCGATGCCGCGCGGCGCCATCACCCAGCGGAAGCAGACGGGCACCGCGACCGCGTCGTACCAGGGCGAGCTCGGGCCCATCGTGCCGAGCGGCCTCACGGTCGGCAAGACCAACATGAGCTACAAGAAGCTCACGGCCGCGACCGTCGTCAGCAACGACGAGATCCGCTTCGGCGGCCCGGACGTCGACCAGATGGTCCAGGAGGACCTGCTGGCCGTCTCGGGGCTGCGCGAGGACCGCGCCTTCTTCCTCGGCAACCCGCCGGTGGACACCGGCTCGCCGCAGGGCGTCCGCTACCAGACGCTGGCGCTGAACGTCAGCGCCTCCGCCGGCGCCACGCTGGCGAACTTCCAGAGCGACCTCACGTCGCTGATCCGCGACGTTCAGAAGAGGAACATCCCGGTCACGCCGCAGAACAGCGGCTTCGTGATGTCGGTCTCCACCTTCTGGACGATCTACGCGCTGACCACGACCACCGGCGACTGGGTCTTCAAGGCCGGCCTCGAGCAGGCGCGCCCCACGATCATGGGCTTCCCGGTGTACCTGACCACGCAGTTCGAGGTCACGAACGCCTGGATCGGCGCGAGCGCCGGCATGGTGATGTTCCTGCACGGCCCCTCGATGGTCATCTGGGACTCGATGCAGCGCACCGTCGAGGTCTTCCGCGGCGGCGCCTACAAGGACGAGACCGGCACGATCCAGTCCGGCATCTCGAACGACGAGACGGTCGTCACCTGCATCGCGGAGCACGACTTCCAGCAGCGGTACCAGGAAGCCGCGGCGATCAAGACCGGCTACGCCACGTAGGCCGGGGAGAAAGGAAAGAGGAGAGTTCCCATGACCCCTTCGGCCCTCGGCTCGATCGGCAACGCGGTCTCGGCCGTCCTGCCGCTGACCACCTCCACCGCGCGCTGGTTCATCCGGACGTCGGACACGGGCTCGGTCGCGCTGACGTCCCGCACGATCGACCTGAGCCGCGCGCTGCACTTCGGCACGACGGGCGGCAAGCCGTTCGACGCCACCGTCCACACCCGCCAGGCGGGCCCGCCCATCTGGCGCTCGATCGCCGTCGCGATCCCGCTCGAGCTCGTTGCCCACTCGTCCGGCGTCAACACGTACATCACCGTCGCGCACAAGACGCGCGCGTCGGCAGCCGGCGCCGGCTCGTCCTGGCGCACGCTGAAGACGGACGTGTTCCGCTTCAAGATGGGCACGGACACGGACGCGATCTTCCACACCGGCCTCATCTCCGACTGCAACCTGATGGCCCCGGACAAGTTCTACAAGGCGAACGTCACGTTCGCCTGGCGGAAGGCGTCGAACACGGGCACGAAGGACACGTCGACCGAGTCCGAGCTCATCGCCAACAGCCCGGTCCTGCTCCTGGGCGGCAACCAGCTGCCGCAGGTCACCGTCCCCTACAAGGTCAGCTAGCCGCGTGACCTTGGACTCCCAGCCGGTCATCGGCTCCGACGCCCCGCCGTCCGACTCCTGGACGGCGGGGCGTTCCCCTCTGCTGCCGCTGCCGGAGGTGAGCTTCACCCCGGACGCGCAGCCGATGCGCACCCGTCGTGTCGCCATCCTGGGTTTCGCGGAGACCGTGAAGGACGCGCCCGTCGCCGACCCCAGCTGGGAGCTGTGGGGCATGAACGGCTTCTGGCGCGCGGCGGAGCCCGACTTCGGACTCTCCATCCCGGAGGAGCGGTACGCCCTCTGGTTCGACATGCACACGATCGAGTACACCCGCGACTACGGCCGCCGCGCCGGCTTCGGCGATGCGCAGGAACGGTGGCTCGAGCGGGTGCACCCGTTTCCGATCCTGATGCTGGACGCGGCGCCCGAGTTCCCGTCGGTGCGGGCGTACCCGATCGCCGATGTGATCGGCGCCGTCGGCCGCGACTACTTCACGAGCACCGTCGCCTACATGATCGCGCTCGCCGCGGCCCAGGCCGACGTCGCCGAGATAGGCCTCTGGGGCATCGACCTGGCCCACGACACCGAGTACGCCGACCAGCGACCGTGTGCCGAGTGGCACCTGGCGATGGCCGAGGCGCGCGGCATCAAGGTCACGACGCATGCGCGCTCGGCGCTGATGCGGCAGCTGCACCGGTACGGGTACGAGCAGGAGAACCCGCTGCTGGGCGAGCTGGTGGCCTCCCTGAAGATCCAGGAGAAGCAGCTCGTCGACGCGATCGCGAAGCACCAGGCCGCTCAGGACATGGCCCGGATGCAGTCCCACACGGACGACGGGGCCCTGCAGATGGTGCGCGCCATGCTCACGCGCCTCCAGCTGTACCAGCGGGGAGGCCGGGTGTGAAGGGCGAGTTCTACGTCAAGGTCGACCTGTCAGGGATCCCGGCCGGCCGCGTCGAGACGTTCTTCCTCGGGAAGGCCGCCGCCTACCTGGTGGCCGGCTACATCGAGCCCTTCGACGAGAAGAACAAGGCCCACGTCTCCGCGAAGCAGGAGCAGGAGAAGGAGGCCCGTGCGGCGGCCGCGGCGACCGAGAAGCGGCTGCGCCTCGAGCGCGAGAACCCCGAGGAGTACCAGCGCCAGGTGCGCGCGCGCATGGAGGCCATGGGGCGCGCGCAGCTCGCGGAGCGGGCACGCCTGGCCAAGGAGCGCCTCGCCGACGAGGTCGCGAAGGAAGAGGAGGGCCAGCGGCTGCTGGTCGAACACGAGCGGCGCCAGGACGAGGCCCGCGGCTTCCGGGGGGCGGTATGAGGTGTCCACGCTGTCAGGAATCGTGCGAGGCGCAGGGACACCTGCGCGGCGGCGAGAGGACGCCCGATCGCCTGCGCGCGGTCCGGCTGGCGATCTACGGGTGCCTCCGGTGCGACGCGACGCTCCTCGAGCAGCTCTGCGACTGCTGCGACAATGTGGTGGTGCCGCTCCGCGCGGCCTCGAAGGACGAGCTGCGCAAGCTCGGTCTCCACACCTCCGCCGCAGCGGCGCCGCCGGAGGTGCCGGAGTGAACGTGCTCGCGGTGATCCCGGCGCGCGGCGGCTCCAAGCGGGTCCCCGGCAAGAACCTCCGACCCGTCGGGGGCCGCCCGCTGCTCGCCTGGTCGATCGAGGCAGCGCAGCGCGCGCTGCTGGTGACCCGCGTCGTGGTCAGCACGGACGACGCGGGGATCGCCGGCATCGCGCGCGAGCTCGGCGCCGACGTCCATCACCGCGATCCCATCCTCGCCACCGACAACGCGTCGATCGACGGGGTGCTCCTCTCCGTCCTGCGGTCGTGCGACCCGCTGCCCGACCTGGTGGTGACGTTGCAGCCGACATGCCCGCTGCGCGCCGAGGGCTTGATCGACGGCGCCATCCGCCGCCTGGTCGACACGGCATCGGATGCGTGCTTCACGGCCTACGCGGAACCGCAGGCGTTCCTGTTCGTGAACCACTCCAGGGCCGAGTTCTCCGACCAGGCCGACTGGCGCCGCATCGGCGGCCGCTGGGTGCAGCTGCAGCAGATGACCGCCGCCGACTTCTGCTGGCGCTTCGACGGCTCGGTCGTGGTGACCAGGGCGGCCGTCGTCCTGAGCACGCACCGGCGCCTTCCGCTCGAGCACAGGTGCCGCCTGCAGGTGCACCCGAACGAGCGGGCCGTCGACGTCGACGTCGAGCGCGACGTGCTGATCGCGGACGCGCTGATGCGCGCGCCGCTGGGGGCCACCGCATGAGCGAACTCGCGCCGGTGAAGATGGTGCAGCCCTGGGGCCCGCGCGTGCCCGGCGAGCTGGTGGACGTGGACGCCGTCCGCGGCCTCCACCTGGTGGCGCGCGGCCTGGCCGTCCCGGCCGGCCCCTTCCATGCCGCCGGCGGCTCCCGCTGGCACACGTCCTGGGAGTGCAAGGTCGGCAACAACGCCGAGCTAGAGAACGTCCGGTTCGGCACGGGCGGTCTGGAGCCCTGCGCGACGTGCGGTCCGGGCCCGGGCGCCCTCGAGCTGTCGGACGAGCAGGGTGGGGCGCTCGCGGAGGCTCCGGCCGCCGGCGAGGTCAGCCTCGCCACCAAGGCGCCCGCGGCGCCGCCGCGCGACAAGATGGTCCGCCGGCCGCGCGTGCGGAAGGCGCGGGGGTGACCTGGTGGCCCTCACCGTCACCACGGCGGCGGTCAGCCAGCGGCTGACTCGCAAGGAGAAGGTGAAGGCGGAGCTCGGCATCACGGGCACCGACGACGACGCTCTCTTCGACGACCTCATCGACGAGGCCTCGTCCGCGATCGTGTCGTTCTGCCGTCGGCCGTTCGCGCGCGAGGTCCTCACCGAGACCGTGCCCGGCTACGGCGATTTCCTGCTGAAGCTCGAGCGGACGCCGATCATCAGCGTCTCGTCGGTGACGAAGGACTCGGGCATCATCACGGACTACTCGATCGACGACGCCGGCGCCGGCACCCTCTACCGCCGCGGCGGCTGGGCCTGGTCGGTGCAGTCGATCGCGGGCCTGTCCGGCTGGCAGCGGTGGCCCGGCCGCGGCCTGCCGTTGCCGCGCCAGGAGGAGCCCCTCTTCGCGGTCGCCTACACGGCCGGCTACCTGCTGCCCCAGCAGAACCGGCTCAGCGGCACCGTGTCCGTGGCGTCGGCCGACAACAGCTTCAACGACTCGGCCCTCCTGTTTCCGTCGCTGCTCGTCGCCGGCGACACCGTTCAGGGGATCGGCTGGACCGCCGAGGCGAACAACCAGGTTGGCACCGTCGTGTCCGCCACGGCCGGGAAGATCATCGTCTCCGGCATCACGCTCGTGAACGAGGCGGCGGCCGCCACCAAGGGCCTCCTGGTGCAGAGCATCCCGCGGGACGTCGAGAAGGCCGCGATCGAGGCCGTGAAGACCTGGTACGCCGGCCGCGGCGACGACAGCAACGTCGCCGAGAAGCAGGTCGGCGCCATGCGGATCCGCTTCGACCGCGGCGCCTCAGTCTCGGAGCTCACGGGCGGCGTCGTGGGCTCCGGCTTGCCCGCGATGTGCGTGGGCCTCCTGTCCTCGTACGTGAGGGCCGCATGACGCTCGCCACCACGATGCTCTCGCTCATGACCGACACCGTCACGATCGAGCCCTTCGTGTCGCAGACGGCCGCCCAGGTGCCCACGTACGGCGCCGCCGTCACGTACCGCGCGCAGGTCCTGCCGTACACGGAGCGGATCATCGATCCTCGAAACGGACGCGAGACGCGCAGCACGGCGCAGATCATCATCCCCAACCGCGTCGCCGTCGACGTCCGGTCGCGCCTCACGATGCCCGCGGGATTCGCCCCGAGCCAGCCGCCCATCATGGCCGTCCGCCCGATCGCGGGCCTCAACCTCGACCACACGCAGATCCTCCTGTGAAGATGCGCGTCGAGGTCTCGGGCATGCAGGAAATCCTGGACGAGCTCCAGGGCATGGGCGAGGCCGGCGTCCGCGTCGGGCTCCAGGTCCTGGGTGACGCGGCGAAGGAGATTGCGGCGAAGGCCCGCCCGCTGGTGCCCGTCGACGACGTGGATGGCGGCCAGCTGCGCGACTCCGTTCGGACGTCGAAGCCAAACCGCACGAAGGCGGGCCGCATCTCGGCGGGTGTGGTCGCCGGCGGAGCTCCGCTCCGCAAGGTGATGGGCCGCCGGAAGGCGAACATCTATGCCGTCGTCCAGCACGAGGACCTAACGTTGCGCCACCGGACCGGCGGCGCGAAGTTCCTCGAGCGCCCGGGCAATGACGTGGCGCCGAAGATCCCCGATCGCCTGGTGGCGGGCATGGACGCGGAGCGCTTCGGTGCCCGCTGAGGCGGCGCTCGTGGCGTACCTGGACACGCTTCTCACCGAGACGTCCGGCACGGACCTCTTCGAGGGGCCCGCACCGGAAGGTCCCGAAAACCTGATCGCGGTCGCGCACTACGACTCCCTCGACGCGCGCGACCGAGTGATGGCGGGATCGCTGGGCAACCAGCAGGCCGTCTACCCGGTGATGGTGCAGGTGATGGCGAGGAATGTCTCCAAGACCGCGGCGGAGGCTCGTTGCCGCGCCGCGTTCGACGCCCTGGAGAACCTCGGGCCCGTCCAGCTGGGCGGCGTCACGTACCACAACGTCGAATGCGAGGAGCCGTTCAACCTCGGCCAGGACCAGAACGGGCTCTGGCGCTTCGCGTTCAACGCCGAGGTGGAGAAGGCCCGTGGCTAAGGAAGAGATCGCGATCCTGCGCGACATCCTGGCCACGCTGCGGGAGCTGCTGGCGCTCGAGCGCGCGCGCGCCGCGGACGAGGGGCTCGAGGCGGTCGCGAAGTGTCCGGCCTGCGGGTCCGCCGACATCCTCGACGCGCCGGCCATGGGCGATTCCGATCGAAAGGTCTGCCGCGCATGCGGCGCGGCGCTGGAGGTGGTCGGTGGCTGAGCCCGTTCTCTTCAAGGACTGCCGACTCTACGTCGGACCGTACCCGCTTCACGGCTCGATCGACCAGGTCGTGCTCCGCGCGGCGAAGAAGGAGATCGTCAGCAAGCGGATGGGCGACATCGGCGATTGCTACGTCCCCGGCCTCCAGGACATCACGCTGACCGCGGGCGGCTTCTGGTCAGCGGACGCGATCGCGACCTCGCTGGAGCCGGACACCATCCTGTACCCGCGGGTGAACCCCGCGGTCGAATCGGTGGCCTGGCCCGTCACGCTGTGCCCCCCGAACGCGCCGTCGGCGACGCCGGGCGTCGCCGGCAACCTGGCATACACGGTCGTGGGGAAGCAGTACACGCTGAACCCCATCAGCGGCCAGCACGGGGAGGCCTTGAAGTACGAGGTCGTTTCCCGGCAGTCGACCGGCGGCGGCGGCCTCTACCGCGGCACCGTTGTGCTGCCGGCTACCAGCGTGACCGCCACGACCACGGGCGCCTCGTTCCAGCTCGGCGCCCTGAGCGCCACCCAGAAGATCGTCGCCGTCCTGCACGTCGTCGCCATCAACGGAGGCACCTGGACGCTGACGATCGAGAGCGACAACGCGACCGGCTTCCCGAGCCCTCTCACCCGCGCGACCTTCACGGGCGCCACCACGATCACGCAGCAGGTGGTCGAGACGAACGGAGCCATCACCGACGACTGGTGGCGCGCGGTGCTGACCAAGAGCGGCGGCACGTCGGTCACGGCCTTCGTGACGCTGGCGATCGCCAACCAGTAGAGGAGAACGAACATGGCCGAACCCACGGTATTCAAGGCGGGCTTCGTGGCGGTGACCACGTCGACCGCGTCCAGCACCTACGTCGCGCTCCCCGGCATCAAGTCCGCGTCGTTCCCCTTCAGCAAGGCGGAGCTCGCGAACGGTGTCATGGGTGACGTCGGCGAGCCCTTCCACCCGGGCCTCATCTCGATCCCGATCGAGGTGACCCTGCGGCAGGACTTCACGACCACGGTGGCCGCGACGTCCGGCGCGGACAAGCTCCTGTTCAACCTCTGGAACAACGAGAGCAAGGTGCGCATGAAGTTTCGCGCCACCAACGCCGGCGTGAGCGGGACGAACCCGAGCTACATCCTGACGCCCGTCCGCTGCTTCGCCTTCACCCCGGTCGACGGCTCGCACGGCGCCCTGCTCGAGAACAAGGCGTCGTTCCGCATCGCCTCGACCTTCACCCTCACGCGTTCGACCTCGACCTAGAAAGGAGCCGCATGCCCGAGTACGCCGTAACGATCGCCGGCAGGACGTCGACGCTTCGGTACCCGTTCCCGACCCGGATGGAGATCGAGAAGCGCCTGGAGAAGGGCCTCTTCGAGGCGTGCTTCTCGGGCCTCATCGAGGACCAGATCGTCATCCTCTGGGCCGGCCTGAAGCACGACACCAAGGGCAACAAGGGCCTCACGCCCGAGATCCTGGCCAAGCAGCTCGAGGCCCACGTCGAGGCCACGAACGAGCCGGTCAACGAGATCGTCCTGACGGCGATCCGCGCGGTGCTGAACGCCAAGCTCATCAAGGTCAACGAGAAGCAGGTCAACCTCCTGCTCGACGAGATGAGCACCGAGGGGGACGGCGCCGCGGCCGTCTCCGGTGGCGAGGGAAAAGAGTAGGCCAAGGGGCGGATCCCCTTGGCGACCAATGCCGGGCGCGCGCCGCGCGACTCGGACTGCTGCCGTGGCAGACGCGGGGCCTCACGGTGCCGGAAATCGCGGCCCTGGAGGAAGGCGAGGCGGAGCGGTGGAACCGGGCGGGGCGTCTTGCGGCGTGGCTCCTTCCGTGGATTCCGGAGTTCGTAGCGTACGGCGTCGCGGCGGGCATCAAGGTGGCGTTCTCGAAAGACGGGCCGGAGGTGCCTGACCTGCCGTCGTACGAGAAGTTGATCGAGAGCCTGCCCGACTACCTGAGGGACGACGATGGCGAAGGGTGAAGCCCGGTACCGGCTGGTCCTCGACAGCAAGGACTTCACCAACGGTCTCAAGGCCGCGAAGGCCGAGGCCGTGGCCATGGGCAACGACATGGCCGGGAAGCTGGGCGCCGCCGGGAAGGTCCTCTCCGCGATGGGGCCAGCCGGGCAGCTGGCCGCTGCTGGCATCGGTGCGGTCACACTGGCGGCGACGGCCGCCGGCGCCGCCATCATCTCCGCGGCCGGCTCCGCCGCGAAGTACTCGGACGACCTGCTGGCGCTGCAGGAGAAAACCGGGCTCTCGACGGACGCGCTTCAGCGGCTCGAGGTGGCGGCCAAGCTGGGAAACAGCTCGATCGAGGCCGTCGCGTCCGCCACCAACAAGATGCAGAAGGGCATCGTCGACGGTAGCGAGAGTTTCAAGAAGCTGGGCCTCTCGCTGCGCGACCTGAAGACGATGGCGCCGGACGAGCAGCTGAAGGCCGTCGCGGTGGCGATCGACAAGATCGGGGATCCCGCGCAGCGCGCGGCCGCACGCATCGCCGTCTTCGGGAAGAGCGGCAACGAGCTCGCCGGCACCCTCTCTGCGCTCGCGCACGGCGCTGGCGAGCTGGGCGGCGCCCTGGACAGCGGCGCGATCCAGGCATCAGGAGAGATGGCTGACAAGCTCGACCTGCTGCAGACCGCGGCGGAGCGCGCGTGGAACCAGTTGGGCGCCGCGGTGGCGTCGTCACCCGAGGTGCAACAGGCGATCCAGGACATCACCGACGCGCTCGTCGACCTGGCGGTCTGGACACAGAAGCACGGTCCGGAGATCAAGGCGTTCTTCGGCATCGTCGCGGAGGGCGCGCGCGAGGGCATCCGCCTGGTCAGGGAGCTCGTGGGCTGGTTCGGCAAGATGAGCCCGGGCCTGGGCGCGCTCGGAGGGATGCTCGGAGGGAACGTCAGCGGCTGGTTCAACGACAAGCTCAAGGCCGCGCGCCAGGGCGCCGGCGTCAGCTCGGGTGGCGTCGAGATCACCCGCCTGGTCGGCGGAAAGATGGTTCCGGACGGCCCCGGGTTCGCCGGCGCCGGAGACGACGCCGCGGCGAAGGCTGCCGAGAAGGCGGCCGCTCAGCGCCTCGAGCTGATCCGTCGCGTCCGCCTCGAGGAGTGGAAGACCGCCGTCGAGACCCAGCACAAGATCGACGAGCTGCAGCAGAAGTCCCTGCTGGGAGACATCGATCGAGCCGAGGAGCGGACGAAGCTGCGGGAGGCCGAACAGCAGGCCCGCGAGGAGGAGGAGGACCGCCAGGTCGCGCTCGAGGACGCCAAGGGCGCGGCGATCGCCAACCGGCGGAAGATCGAGGCCGCGGAGCTCGCCGAACAGATCCAGGGTGTTAGTGAGCTCGGCGGTGCGTGGCAGGAGTTCGGGTCGCTCGTGGGCGGCGTCTTCGGCTCGGTGATGAACGGGCTGGGCACCATCACCTCAGGCATCGGCAACGCGTGGGCCAGCATCCAGAAGATGAAGACCGCCGGCGGCGGCTTCGGCGGAATGCTTGGAAAGGCGACCGGCGCGCTCGGCTTCGCGAGCGCCGCCTTCAGCATCGGCAGCACGGTGTGGAGCGGCATCAAGTCGTTGTTCGGGGGGAAGTCCGCCGAGGAGAAGGCGGCCGAGCAGCAGAAGATCAAGGACACCATCACCCAGCTGCAGAGCCTGATGGACAAGGCGAAGGCGCTGAAGCTCGAGATGCTCACGAAGGGCGTCTCTGGCCTGGGTGGCATGTTCGGCTACCTGGCCTCGCAGACAGACGTCTCCGGACAGCGCCTCGAGCGTCTCGGCCGCTTCGGCATGGAGCTGTTCCGCCAGCTGCAGCGCGAGGGCATGAGCGCCGTCGACGCCTTCAAGGCCATGGGCCCCGCGCTCGACGCCGCGATCGCAGCCTGGCAGAAGAGCGGACGGGATCCCTCCGGGCCGTTCGCGGCCCTGCTCGACTTCCGCAAAAAGGTCAACGCGAACGAGCCCCTGGCCGGGGCCGTGGGCGGCTTCAACGACGTGGTGGGCGGCACGGCGCTGAACAAGGACAGCATCCAGGACGTCCAGGCCGAGCTGAAGGCAATGTACGACGACCTGATCAAGGGCGGGTTCACCGCCGATCAGGCTCTCTCGATGCTGGCTCCGACGCTGGCGAGGATCCGCGACGGCCTGAAGGATGGCCGGTACGCGGTCGACGAGTTCACGGGCGGCCTCATCACGGCGGCCGACCAGGGCGGGCACCTCGAGGGTCTGAAGGACCCGATGAAGGAGCTCGTCGAGACTCAGAACATGATGCTCGAGCTCTGGGCGGCGATCGCGCAGATGCAGGGCGTCACGTTGCCCCAGTCGCTGCGTGTCTTCCTGGCCGAGATCCGAAACACGAAGCGCGAGCTGGCCGACATGCCGGGCGCCGGCGGGATCGGCGGCAAGCCGACCGACTCCAACACCGACAACCTCCACAGCGGGAACTACCAGGTCGACTGGGGTGCAGGGGGCCACCCCGGTGAGGCGTACTACGGCGGTCCGCCCGGGGGCAGCCAGCCGATCTCGGCCTCCGTCACGGTTCCTCTTATCATGAACGGCAACGAGGTCGGCCGCGCCCAGGTCGGCCTCATGCGGGGCAACGCCGGCGGCATCACCTCCGCCACCTCGCGCTACGTCCGCTGATGGCGGGCCTGCTGTCGGCGGCCATGCTCGCCGAGCTCCGGGCGAGCTCCAAGACCGTCATCCCGATCCTGCGCCTCTTCTTCACCGCGGGCACCAGGAGCTACGACCAGGTCGGCCAGTCCTCCACGACGCTCGGCACGATCTACGGGAAGGTCGTGACGTGGGGCCCGATCTCGCGGGTGGTCAGCGACCGCGAGAACCAGCTGACGCTGAGCACCTGCACCGTCGTTATCTCCGACACCGACGCCGAGTTCTCGTCGATGCTCGAGGACTCGAACGCGGGCTCGCTGCGCGGCGCCCGCGCGCTCATCCAGCTGACGTCTCCGAACGTGGCGCCGGCGGGCTGGACGACGCTCTTCGACGGCTACCTGGAGAAGTGGCAGATGACCGCCCTCTTCCAGTGGACGCTCACGCTGCACCCGAACGACCAGCCGCTGGTGAACAAGTCCTTCCCGAAGACGCCGATCCTGGCGATCGACTGGCCCAACGTCGCCGACAAGTCGGTCTACGGCGAGTTCGTGCCGGTGCACTACGGGATCCACGACAGCCGCGGCAGTACGGACATGGGCATGGTCCCGTGCCCGTACGTCGATCGGCTGGGCGGCCGCTTCCTGGTGCAGCACGGCTGGGCGAAGGACGTCCCGCGCGTCTACGACGACTCCTCGGGTGCTTTCGCGCTCAAGAGCACCAGCCTGTACACGATCACGCACCCCACCATCAACGGCCGCCTCTTCACCCTGATCGACTACGTGACGCCGCCGGCGGTCACGGTGCAGGTCCGCGCCGACGTCGAGGGCTGCGAGGCCACCGGAGACGGCTCCGGCGCCACCCTGACGGGCGCCGACTGCCTCAAACACGCCCTGGTCAACTTCGTCTACGGCGACTACCAGGGCGGCAACTGGGCCTCCGTGGGCTCCGTCCCGGTCAGCGCCAGCGCCTTCACCACGGCGCAGAGCTTCCTGACCGACATGGGCTGGCAGAAGGTGTCGCGTCGCTTCGGTGGCACCGTACAGACGACCGGGATGCAGCTGATCGGCGACTTCTGCCGCTCGCTGCAGCTGTCCGCCTTCTTCACCCGGGACGGCCTGATCGCCGTCGCGGCCGAGGATCACCGGGTCACGACGCAGTGGTACGACGAGCCGCGCTGGCTGCGCTACGACCTCCACGAGGTCGGCGACACCTTCCGGCCTGACTACGATCGCGGCTCGATCATCGACCGGCTGACTGTCTCCTACATCTACAACTCGGCCGAGGAGAAGTTCGTGCAGGTCCTCGAGGTCCGCGACACCTCGATCACGGAGCAGAACGCCGACGCGCTCGAGCTGCTCTGGTCGAACGCGAGTCTCGCATGAGCTGCCTCACCTGCCAGCTGCCGATCCCCGCCTGCTGCGTGCTGGGCCTCCGTGTCGGCGTGACGTCAGCCGACGTCGCCCGGCTCGGCGCGGTTGCGGCGGCGCAGCTGCTGCCGGCGCCCGACCTGCCGGGCGGCTACGTGGGCGAGATCCCGCGCACCGCGGCGGGCGCGTGCACGTTCCTGCAGGGGCACGCCTGCTCGATCCACGAGACCCGCCCGCAGGCCTGCCGGGACCAGGACCCCTTCTTCTGCCGCGGCGCCGTCCGCCGGGCCGGGGCAGCGTAGGTGGCGCTCGGCTACCTGTACCCGGACGGGACCATCAGCGCCGGCGTCAGCTGGGTGCCGACCGGTGCCGCCACCTTGTGGGAAGCGGTCGACGACCTGGTCGGCGCCGCCGACGACAACACGACGTACATCCAGGGATCCGGGGCCGCCTGGGACGACGCGGTGCTGTCCCTGGCGCCGATGGTCGACGTCGTCGAGATCACCCAGATCAAGATGCTCGTCCGCTACAACAACGCCGGCGGCGGCGCCAACCAGGAGATCGACTTCGGGCTCGTGATCGGCGGCGTCAACTTCCTGAACGGGTCGACGTTCGTGGTGTCCGCCGTCTACGCGGAGCTCACGAAGACCTGGACCACGAACCCGGTCACGGGCGCGCCCTGGACGAAGGCGCAGCTGGACGACCTCCGGATCATCCTGCGGACCCAGGACGCCGCCGGGAAGCCGGTCGACTCGGTGCGGGTGACCCAGGCCTACATCGAGGTCACCTACCAGCCGATCCCCGCCGGCATCTCGCCGGCGCGCGAGATCGCGTCCTCGCGGCTGCGTCTCTACCGGCGGCCGCTCGAGGAGCTGCCGATCGACGTGACCCTCGACCTGCTCGACAACGAGCTGATGGACGACCTCAGCGTGACACACCCCGCCGGGCCCAACGCCGCCGGCACCGGCTGGGGCGCCACCAACTGGCAGCGCCGCCACCACCAGCTGCGCGAGGAGACGATCGACCTCAACGCCATGAAGCTCACGTACCGCACGCGCTGGCGCCGCCCGTTCCTGTGCACGCACTGGGACACCGGGATCTCGACGCGCAGCTCCTCGGCCGTCGAGGACGGCGTCGCGCGCCTCAGCAGCGGAGGCGTCGTCACCTGCGCCCGGGCCTCCAACGCCTGGATCGACGACCCTGGCTCCCGGCTGATCGTGCTCAAAGCGGTGAACGAGAAGCCGCTCGCCTTCGGCGGGCTGCTCTTCGAGAGCTCCGCCACCAACTACCTGATCCACTCGAGCGCCGCCGCCGGCGCCACCTCGGTCGCGGCGCTCGCCGTGACGGGAGCCTCGGGCACCTTCGCACAGGAGGCGGCGCCGACCCAGGCCCTGTTCTCGTCGGACGTCAGCGACTTCGCCTACAAGTGGACCGCTGGCAGCCCGCACACGGCCGACAAGCGCGCGGCCTGGCCGGCTACGGCCTCGATCCTGGCCAACACCATCGTCCGGATCTCGATCGACTACATGAACACGGGCACCGTCGCCGGCGACCGGCTCAACTACCGCCTGCAGCGGGCCGTCGACGCGTTCTACTGGAACGACAGCAGCGGCGCCTGGCAGGCCGGCGCCGTCGACAACCCGCTGACGCTGGCGGCCACTCGGGCCCGGGCGTTCTCCAAGACCATCAACGTCGGCGGCTCAAGCACCACCCTGACCTTCTCCCTGGTCGCCCTCTCCGGCGGCACCGCGGCCCGGATCGACCGCGTCTATCACGTGCAGCTCGAGGATAAGGCCTGGCCGACGTCGCGGATCGTCACCAGCACCGTCACCTACACCCGCGCCCTCGTGACGTACGGCGTCACCGACGCCAGCGGCAAGCGGGCGATCAACTCGCCGGGCGGCACCTTCCTGGCCCAGCTGGTGCCCGAGTACGCCGCGGCCGACGCGGTCACCGGCAACGTCGACCTCTACCTGTTCGACATCACGTACGACGCGAGCAACTGGATCCGGCTCTACTACGACGTCAGCGCCGCCAGCATCGTCTTCGAGATCCGCGCCGCCGGCGTCACCTACTCGGCCAGCAAGGGCTGGACGCCGGTGCGCGACACCACCTACAAGATCGCCGCCAGGTGGACGTCGTCGGCCGCCGAGCTCGGCCTCACGGCGCGGACGCTCTCCGTCTTCATCGACGGTGTGAAGGGCACCGACGGCACCAGGGCCGCGGACCCGACGCGCGCGTCCTCCACGCTGTACTATGGCATGAACTCCGCCGGCTCCGCCTGCAACGGCAACTTCACCCGGATCCTCTTCACGCAGGTGGTGCTGACCGACCAGGAGATCAAGAGGTTCCAACCATGAGCATGCTGCTGCTGGCGGGGGACAGGCTAAACCTGCTCAAGGCGTCCGTCGCCGTAGGCGGGATCTCTTCGTCGCAGTCGGAAGACCCGCTGTTCGCGGGCCCGTCCGGATTCCCCTGGGAAGGCCTCGCCGATGGGAAGCCGGGGTCGATCAGCAAGTTCGCCTCGCTGCTCTCGACACCCGACATCCTCGCGGACATCGACCTGATCGTCGCGTCCGGCGCCGACGGCACGTTCGACAACGTGCCCTCGTTCCCGGCCGGGTGGACTACGAGCCTGACCGGCACCGGGGCGGTGGCGCGGGACACCGGGAACAAGCATGCGGGCCCGTCCTCGGTGAAGCTCTCCGCTGGCACCGGAAGCGCGACCGTGTACGTGGACGTCGTCGTGCGCACCGGCAGCAGCAATCGGATCGCGGTCTGGCTCAAGGCGGACGCGAGCTCAACCGTGGGCGCCCGCATCCAGAACCAGCAGACCGGCTACTACTGGAACGGCACGACCTGGACGAAGGCCGTGAGCACCTGGGTGACGAAGACCGGCGCCGGCGCCTTCACCGAGCACACGTCCGTCGTCCCCGTCGAGAGCTACGACACCATGACGGGGCCGCTCGCGACGCTGCGCGTGAGCTTCTTCAACGCGACCATCGGCAGCGACGGGTGGGTAGACGACGCCATCCTGATCCCGGCCGTGGACTTCTGCAGTATCCACGGCCACAACATCGATCCCCGTTCCGCGCCGGAGCTGTTCAGCAGCGACGACGGCGCCGCCTTCACCTCGCGCGCCCTCTTCACGATGCGCAAGCCGTCGTGCTTCGTGCGGATCACCACGCCGATCTACGCCCGCTACTGGAAGCTCCTGTTCTCGGACATCAACTCGTCGACGTCGGGGCCGATCTGGATGGGGGAGCTGGTACTCGGCAAGGCGGCCATCTTCCGCAGCACGGCTCAACCGATGCAGGCCGGCTACTCGGCCCAGCAGGTCCTGGTGCCGCGGCGCTTCGGCGCGCCGGCGGCCTACGCCATGGGCCAGTTCGAGCTGCGGTCCATCCCGCTGAAGGTGCTCTGCGAGAGCGTGACCGACCGCAAGACCTTCTTCGACGAGTGGCGGCGCTGCCTCGCCGGCGCGCCGGCGGTGGTGGTACCGCACGACTCCGACGGCCACACCGACGTGATCTTCGGGAAGCTGCCGGACACCCTCCCGCACGACTGGCAGAACACTAAGTTCGTGACGATCACCATGCCGGTCGACGAGCTGCCGCTCCCCGTCATCACCGGCTGATCGGACCTACGGCGGCCGCGCACCGTGGATGCTGGCGCCCGTGCGCCTGGGTCCCAAGCTGCCGTGCCCCGTCTGCGGCGGGCGCGACGTCGACATCGTGGCCGCCCGCCAGGTGGACGGCGGCCAGCCTCACGAGATGGTGACCGTCCACGGGAACGGGGACGAGTGCCACCACCGCACCCGCACGATCGTCTTCGCTACCGCGCTGGGGGCGGCCGCGCGCTATGCTCGGGGCGTGGAAGCGAACCGCTGCACCAGCTGCAGGAAGCTGCTCTCCAGCGAGGAGGCCCTCGGCCGCCACCAGGCGGCGTGCCCGGGCGCCGCCGCGGCCGACGTCGGGGACCCCGCGATCGCGCTGCCCGCGGGCCAGGGCGTCTACTGCTGGGCCTGCGGTCGCCACCGCGCGACGGTCTGGCTCGAGCCGGACCTGTGCTGCAGGACCTGCAAGGCCGTGCTGCTCACGGTGGGGGAGCTGGACGGCTAACCCGCGCCGGGGTCCATTCCAGGCGCGGGCCAGCTGAACCTACCGCGCTACCGCGCGCCGATCGTCGACACCTTCGTGATCGAGACCGACTGGATGCGGTGCGCCGGGATCGCCCGGCGATCGGTCTCTGGGCCGAGCACGGCCCCCTGCTGGGTGATCTGGAGCGCGCGCGCCTGCACCGCGGACTCGGTCATAATGCTCGTCTCGGTGTCCAGCTTCACCTCGTACTCGAGCATGGACGCAGGCGCGATCGTCCCGGCCATGGTCTTCAGCTCAAGGTACTGGACCTCGAGCTGGTACGTGGCGGTGGGCGGCGGGCACGTCTTGCCGTCCTCGGCCAGGGCGGGCGGCCGCTCCGCGGCGCGCGCGGCCGGCGCGGCGGCAACCAGGCTGGTGGTCGCCATGGCGATCGCGAATAGTAGCCGGCCGAGGTTCCGTCCCCAGTCCGACCCCGGTGTGGCCTTGCTTCGGTCCCGCTCCCTGTAAGTTGTTGAAGGAGTGGGGTGGCTAACGGGATTCGAACCCGCGACCTCCAGGGCCACAACCTGATTTCCGGCATTCACTCCCGATACGCCCCGTTCCGCTTCATTCATACTCAAGCCTCCTAAGTTACTGTACGCCCTGCGACTCTGATTGTTCCCCGGCTAGTTGGGTTCGTCCCGATTCGGCTGGGTGCCGCCGGCAGGCTCCGACCCCGTTCCGACCCCGAAGGCTCCGGTGAGGACACGGCCGACGTCCTCTCGGAGCGTCTCCAGCCACCCTTCCCAGGCCTCCAGTGCGGCCCTGCGTTCGGGCAGGAGCTTCGCGCGGAGGTACGTCCTGGTCACCCTCGGTCCCTCGGGCGTGTGGCTCAGCAGGAGCGACACGACGTCGGCGCTGACGCGCAGCCGCTCCCGCAGGTGGGTGGCGATCGTGTGGCGGAGGTTGTGGAGCGTCCAGCGCGGCACCAGCTCTCGCGCCTTGGCGCGGTCGACCTCCTCGACCATCTTCCCCTCGCGCCGCACCTTCTTCATCGGAATCCCCTTCCCGGTCGCGGTCGCCCAGGCGATGCCGACCTCGGCCTGCAGCTCGCGGGTGAAGCGGGACGACCAGACCGCGGCGTCGCGCTTCGACGGCTCGCCGAGGCGGCGCGGCCGCGCGCGCGGGAAGAGCAGCTCGCCCTCCTCGACGGCCTCGAGGCGGCGCTTCATGATGGCCACGGCCGTCTTAGACAGCGGGATGACGTGGGCGTCGCCGCTCTTCGATCGTCCGTCGGGCCCGCCGGGTACCACCCACGTCGGCTCGTCGCCTGCGAGCTGGAGCTCGCCGCGGCTGGCACCCAGGACCATCTCCCGCCTGGCCGCGGTGAGCAGCAGCAGGCGCACGGCATCGCTGTACGGGCTCTCGACGAGGTCTAGGCCGACGAGCAGCGCGCGCAGCTCCTGGACGGTCAGGACGCGATCGGAGCGCTGCTCCTGCGCCGGCCGCTGCAGGCCGACGAACGGGGTGCCCGGGAGCAGGTCCTCGGCGACGCCCCAGGTGTAGACGCGACGGAGAACCTCGAAGGCTCGGTTCGCGGTGTAGCCGCCGTGCGCCTCCGCCGCTCGCTCGCGCGCCCACTCGCGGATGCGGCCCCGCGGGAGCGTCGCGGCCGGCTCGTCGCCGAGTGCGGGCACGATCTCTCGATCGACCAGGCGCTGCCACTCCTTGCGCGTCGTGGGGCGGAGCGTCAGCGCGGCCATCGCCTTGCGCGAGACCTCGGCGACCGTGAGCGTCGGCCGCGCCGGCGCCGCCCGGCGCTCCGCCATCTTGGCCGCCTGTGGGTCGACGCCGCGCGCGACCTGGCCGAGCAGGATGCGGGCCTCTTCCCAGGCCTCGCCGAGCGTGAAGCCCTTCCCGTTGTCGTCGAGCTTGACGCGGCCGATGGTGTAGCGGCGGTCCTCGCCGCGGAAGCTGTAGAGGATCGCCCAGGACGCGGTGCCGGTCGGCATGACGCGCAGCACGAGACCGGGTCGGCTTTCGTCTCTGTAGTCGACGCGCTTGCCGCCGGCCTTACAGAGCTTCTTCAGACCGGCGGCGCTCAGCTTCATGGCCGCTCGCAGGGCTGCGACGCGGATCCCGTTACGGCTGGAGCTGCTGCTGTCTCCACGCGTCGACCGCGTACTGATCGTACTGCTGGCCGCAGACGGTGCAGACGTGCGCCGAGTTGTGCGCGCCGACGGAAAGGATCAGCCAGATGATCCCCCACAAGCCGCAGGTGAAGAACGTGATGAGGAAGTGCAGGACGTGGTTGACCTTCTCGGACGAGCGATGCAGCGTCTGCTTGCCGCAGACGATGCAGAAGAGTCCTTGGTCGGGCATGCCGCGCTCCTGCTATGGAAGGAAGTACCGGAGCGTAGAGCGGGGTATCCGTATCCGTCAAGCGATCACCACAACGCCTAGCGGCACAAGATCTGCACGGCGGAGGGACCTAGCGGCGCGTCTCAAGGCCGTACCGTGGCCGGCTCGGCGGCGCCCTCCTCGCTGACCGAGAGCGGAGAACCAGGCGCATGGACGGCCCCCCTCTTGGCGCCGGCAGTCGTCGTGCGTTAGAGTCGCGCCCTCTTGAAGCCGGCGGAGCTGCGAAGCATCCGCCGCCGGCTCGGGCTCACCCAACAGCAGATGGCCGCGAAGCTCGGACTCTCCCGGACCTCGTACGGTGCCTACGAGAACGGCCGCCGAACGGTCCGGATCGTGGTCGCGCTCGCTGCTCGCTGGTTGGAAGAGCACCCCGACCGGCGGCGCTGAACGCGAGCCGCGCCCAACGCAGGCTTTACCCTTCCTGGCATAGGGACCAAAACGCATCATCCATCCCACGCAGTAATACTGGCAGCGCTAGCCGTGTTGCGTATACCTTCCGTGGCGCCCCGATCCCTCCGGAGTCGGGAGGGAAGGGAATGTCAGGTGTCGCGCTTCGTCCGCCTCACTCTCGCCACGCGCTCCTGGCGCGCGGCGTTCCTTCCCTGCAGGAGGCCGGGCGAGAACACAGGTCCGCCTCCGGCAGCGGCGCGCAGCCGATCCGCTGCGGCGTCCAGGCTCGAGGCCCACGCCAGCAGCAGGCGCTGGTAGTAGACCGGCATGTCGGCGTGCTCTCCGGCGGGCAGCAGGGTCTCGGCCAACTCTTGCAGCGATTGGCGGAAGAGGACAACGGCGCCCTCGCCCTGATCCTTTTCGGTCTGGATGATCGCGGCCTTCAGTCGCAGCAGGTCGTAGCGATTGATCAACAGCTCGATCATGCCCGGCTCCTCGATCGAGCACGACGGTCCGCCGAAGGCCACCTCGGGGCAGGGCGGAACGGGTGCGCCCTCCTCTGCGAACCGCTGCGGCTGCATCCGCTCTTCGGCGGGGAACCGCGGGCGCCGCTGTCGTCGTTTCGCGGGCACCTACGCGCCGCGCTTCTTCATGTAGTCCTCGACCGCCTGCTTGACGGCGTGTTGGATGCTCACGCCGTGGTTGTCCCTGAGGTCGACAAGCCACGAGTGAAGCTTCTTGGGGAGACGGACGGTCACCTGCACAAGGTCGTCGCTCGCTGGCTTAGCTGGCGCCTTCTTCATCACACGATTCCTCCAGGCAGACTACAGCAAACTACAACAAAAGCGGTCAGGCGTCAAGGTGGCAAGAATGCACTTGACAGCAATTGCTGTCATTCGCTACATTGAGTGCGTAGCGCATCCGGTTCCCTCCCGGAGAGCAGAAAGTAAATGAACGCCCCCCAGCCCAGCGTGATCGTTCCGTCCTGGCACGACTGCCGTACTGAGTCGGAACGCCAAGCGGCGCTCGCGCTGGCGCTCGGAGCCGTGAACGGCAACCGAACCGAGGCCGCAAAGCTGCTCAAGATGAACCGTGGCCACCTCCAGGATCGTCTCGCGTTCTACGCCCGCATCGCTGTCGGCGCTGTCGGTACTGTCGGGCGAACCGACAGTACCGACAGTCACGACACTGATGGTGCTGTCGGTCCAAGTGTCTCCCCTGCATTGACTTGCTGGCTGCCGGCTCCTAGCTTCCATCGCGTGGAGACAGTGGAGGCGGTAGAGACAGCGAAGATGACCTTCGAGCCGCCGAAGCATCTCAAGGACTGGCTGGAGCGGAAGGCTCTCGAGCGCAAGCAGGCAAGCGGCGGTCGTTTCGCGGTGTCGCCGGTCATCGTCGAGATCCTGGAAGCGCGGATGCGCGAGGAGCAGGAAGGATGAACGCCGCCGTCTGGTTCTACTCGCAGGCCGGCTTCCACGCGATCCATCCGGAGCCTGTCCGCACCGAGTGCGCCTACAGCCTGACCGGCTGCTCCAACCCGAAGACGCCGTACATGCCCGGCGCGCCGTTGGTTTCGCACGGTATCTGTCCCGAGTGCAAGGCGCAGGTGCTGGGTCGGGGCTCCCGGTGAGGCCGCTCCTCGGAATCCCTGAAGTACTGGTGCTGCTGAACGTCAGTCGCTCGCACCTCGACAAGACGCTTCGCAAGGACCCCACGTTCCCGCGGCCGGTCAGCGGCCTCGGGCGGTTCCCTCGGTATCGGCCGGAACAGATCGAGGCATGGATCGAGGCGCGCACGTCGACGCGCGCCGAGCCCTCGCCGGGCTAGCACGACAACCCGCCGCAGTCACGTAGCGCCGTTGAGCAGGAGAGGTGCGTTCGATGAGCGAAGAGACCGAAGACACCGCCGCCCCGGAGCAGCCGCTGACGCCGGAGCTGCTCGACCGAATCGTCCTGGAGAAGGGCTCGCACGACTCCCGTGACGAGGGCGTCTGCGTCATGGAGGCCGTTGCCTGGGCGGCGGGGGAGCCGCACAGCGACTTCCCGTCCTGCGCGTCGCCGGTCGTCGCGCACTTCATGCGGACGTGGAACGACGATCTCGACGAGCCCGGCCGCCAGCTGCTGAAGCCGTACGTCTTCAAGCTCATCGGAACGGTCGGCACGCCGGAGCAGGAAGAGGCGCGCGGCTGGATGCTGGCCGACTGGATGGTGCGTGTGCACGTCCCGGCGTGGCTCGAACTCGCTGGTCTCGCCGCCCCGGCAGAGTCGCTTCGCTCTCTGCCTGCCGCGGCGTCCCTCTCGTCGTTCTTGGAGATGGGTCCGGCTCTCGAAGCTGCGCAGCGTGACGCGGCCGCCGCCAGGGCCGCCGCCTGGGACGCCGCCAGGGCCGCCGCCAGGGCCGCCGCCAGGGCCGCCGCCTGGGACGCCGCCAGGGCCGCAGCCTGGGACGCCGCCTGGGACGCCGCCAGGGCCGCCGCCAGGGACGCCGCCAGGGACGCC